GAAATAACCGCGCCAATATTAAGCGAAAACTATTGTATTGATGTTCTTTGGAATGACAAAGAAGATATTGCAATTGAAGATTGGTCGGCTTATGAAGTGATTGTTGAAGGACAAGGCGTTCATTCATTTTTCGGCGTTAGTTATAGCGCATAATCATAAATAAATATTTTCGTATATTTACAAAAAATTAATAATTATAAAAACACAATATGGCTACAACCGGAGTATTTAACGGAACTAACTTAATTTTAACAGTTGAAGGTGCAACAGTTGGACATACTACGAGTTGTTCAATGTCTTTATCAATGGACACGCCAGAGGCTACAACTAAAGATTCAAACGGATTCTCTGAATATATCGGAGGCGTAAAAGGTGGTGAAATATCTTTTGAAGGTTTAATCGCTTATGACGATACTGCAAACGCTATCCAAATGGCCGATTATCTTTTAGCAAGAACTGCATTAACTTGCGTTTTTGGAACTGCTGAAACTGGAGACGCGGTTTATACTGCTGAAGCATTTTTATCTAGTGTTGAAATGTCTGCTGAAATGGAATCTGCCGTAACTTATAGCGGATCATTAACCATTACTGGAGCAATCACAAAATCAACAAACTAATTAAATTTAGTTTTTTATCATATAGAGCCGCCGTCATAAATTGGCGACGGCTTTTTTTATATTAATTTAAACCTAATAGAATGACAAACAAAAAAAGGGGTTACATTGACATAAAAGTCGGTAACAAAAACAGAACACTTCATTTTTCAATGAACTTTTGGTCGGAATTTACCGAGCAATTAGGGATTTCACTTCAAGACATTGGCATTGCTTTTCAAAAAGGAATATCTATAAAAGGACTTCGCGCCTTAGTTTATTCAGCAATTTTAGCAAACGACCAAGAACAAAACAACGAAATCGATTATAATTTATTTACTGTAGGCGCTTGGTTAGACGAATTAGACGCCGATAAAATAAATGATATTGTTGAGGCTATGATGCAATCTAAAGTCCTAGGTAATAGCTTACAAGGCGATACTTTAGAAAAGGGAAAGCGTCAGCCGTCAAAGAAACAATAGATTTTGAAAGTTTAACCGATCATTATATCGGTTTAGTTGGCATTAAACCGGATGATTTTTGGCGGCAAACGTGGCGCGAGAACGCTTTAGTTGCTCAATCCTATCATAACAACGTAAATTTAGCTTGGGAGCAAACGCGTTATGTTTCTGTAATGATTCACAACGTACAATGCGAGAAAAAATCGCAGATGCTACAACCTTACGAATTGTTTGAATTGCCAAGCGATATTGCAAGAAAAAAGAAACGAGCAGAGCCAAAATCAACGCGTAAAGAAATGGAAGCATTTTTGGCAAAATATAATTCAATGACTAATAAAAAGACGTTAAAATAAAAGCGTCTTTTTTTTTGTATTTTTGTTTCAACTTATTTAATACTATGGCAGATCAAAATTTAAAAATAAATATCACCGGAGATTCGTCTAAATTGTCAAACGCTCTTTCGTCGGCATCTTCTAAACTTTCTGCATTCGGTTCTAAAATGCAAAGCGTCGGTAAATCGATGACAATGAAATTAACATTGCCGTTAGTTGCTGCCGGAGCCGCTGCGACAAAAATGGCTTTTGATTTTGATAAATCGATGACGTCTATACAAGCGTTGGTTGGTGTTTCTTCCAAAAAAGTTGCTGAAATGGGTGAGGCTGCTAAGAAAATGGCAGTTGATACCGGTAAAAGTTCAAAAGAAGCGGCGGAAGCTTTGTTTTTTATAACATCGGCGGGTTTAAGGGGTTCGGAGGCTATGGATGTTTTAGAAATGTCTTTAAAAGCGGCAGCCGTTGGATTAGGTGAAACAAAAACAATTGCTGATTTATCAACTTCGGCGATGAACGCATACGGCTCTGGAACATTATCCGCATCGGGTGCAACAGACATATTAACGGCAGCAGTAAGAGAAGGTAAATTGGAAGCGTCTGCATTAGCCGGAGCAATGGGCGGAGTAATTCCATTAGCGTCAAATATGGGTGTTTCTTTTGATCAAGTTGGGGCCGCAATGGCCGCGATGTCAAAAACTGGAACAGATGCCGCAACTGGTGCAACACAATTAACCGCAATTTTAGCATCATTAAAAAAACCAAGTGCCGAAGCAGAACAAGCGTTTTCGGCGATGGGAATGACAACCGAAAGCGTTCAAAAATCTTTAAGTGAGCAAGGTTTATTGTCTACATTAGAAATGCTACAAAATGGTTTAAAACAAACCGGACAAGATACAACGGCAATATTTCCAAATATAAGAGCATTAAAAGGGGTTTTAGATTTAACCGGTGCCGGATTAGAGGACAACCGAAAGGTTTTTGATGCGCTTACTCAATCAATGGGCGCAACAGATAAAGCGTTTGAAAAAACTTCAAAAGCTGCATCGTTTAAAATGACGCAAGGACTAAACTCAATGAAGGAATCTTTGATGGGTGTTGGTCAAGTTATATTGGTTGCAATTGCTCCAGCGGTTCAAAAATTAGGTGAGTTTTTTACAAATTTATCAAATAAGTTTAAAGAATTATCGCCTAGAACTCAAAAAATTATTATTGCATTTGCCGGAATTGTTGCGGCATTAGGGCCGGTTATCGCAATAATCGGAACACTTTTAACAATGGCTCCGGCTATTGGTGCAGCTTTTACTTTAATGATGGGGCCAGTTGGTTTAATTATTGCCGGATTGACTGCAATATCGGTTGTAATTTATAAAAATTGGGCGGGTATAAAACAAGCGCTTGTTGATATAGGAAACTATTTTATTGATTTATACAACAATTCATTGCCGATTCAATTAGCAGTAAACGCGCTAATAATGAATTTTAAAAATATGTTAGCAGTTGGAAAATTTGTTTTTTCTACATTTCTAACAATAATCAAAACTTTTGCAAGTAATTTTATTACAATATTTAAAGGTATTGGAGACATTTTAATGGGTGTTTTTACCTTTGACAAAGATAAAATTATACAAGGTTTTACGGATTTAACAACCGGATTAAAAAACAACTTTACAAACGCATTTGATGCAATTAAAACAGACGCCTCAATTTTAGGTGGTTCTGTTGTAGATAATTTTAATGAAGCGTTAAAAAGCAAAACAATTGCAAAAATTGTTATACCGGTTGAAATGGCCGTAAGTGGTGGCGCAACTACTTCCGGAGGTGGCGCTGGTGGTGGTGCAAATGTTTCTACTGGAGGCGGTGGCGGAGTTCCAACAAGAGGCGCGGCAACTTCTGGACTTTCTGGAATAAGTAGTGCCGGAATACAGACACCTATTAGCGATATGATTGCTGCCGATACTGCAAGGATGCCACAAGCATTTGCAGAACAACAAGCGGTTTTGGCTCAAAATAGATTAACGGCTATGGAACAAGCCGCACAATTTAATCAAAGAATTGGTCAAATAATAAGCGGAGGACTTCAAAATTTAGCGTCTGGAATAGGCTCTGCATTAGGTAACGCAATTTCTAGCGGTGGTAACTTAGCCGGTAGCTTGTCAAAAGTTCTTTTAGGAACTATTGGAGGTATGGCCGTTCAATTAGGAAAATTGGCTATTGCTATTGGTATGACAATGGAAAAAATAAAACTAGCTTTTAAAGGCCCTAATGGCTTTTTAGCAATTGCAGCTGGTGTTGCTTTGGTTGCTTTAGGTAGTGTATTTAAGAATAAAGCCGCGTCGATAGGCGGAGGCGGTGGCGGTAGTAGCTTTAGAGGTGGTGGATTTGCAAGTGGTGGTATTTCTGGAGGTGGTGGCGGAACTGCTTTTGCGAATGGAGGTATTGTAAGCGGCCCAACAATGGGACTAGTTGGCGAATATCCGGGAGCAAGACAAAATCCGGAAGTTATAGCGCCATTGAACAAATTACAATCTATTATTGGAAAATCTAATAACGGCGGAAATTTAAACGTAACCGGCCAAGTTAGAATTGACGGACAAGATTTATTGATTGCAATAGAACGCGCAAACGAAACCGCGGGAAGAATTTACTAAAAAAACAATATGGCATACGGCGTCAAATACAGATTAGAATTTTCCGATGTTTTAGGATTTGGAAAAAAAGTTGAAATATTTAAAAAAGATTATGTTGGCGATGTTCT